CGTTCACAGGTAGCAATAGCTAGAAAATTAGGAGTGCCATTAGAAGAATACGCTAAACACGTGAAAGGGTAAATATGACTGAAAAAATAGATAGAACTTCACGCAGTTCAAGGGAAAAGGTAGAGACTAGAAATAAACCTTGGACTCCTCCATCAAGTCTGGATGCACCCCCTGCACCAAAAGGGTTCAAGCATCGTTGGATAAGAACAGAAAGCATTGGTTTTATGGACACAGGTAATGTGTCTAAAAAACTTAGAGAGGGTTGGGAATTTGTTCGTGCAGAAGAAATTAAAAACCAGCTTGGCGATCACGATTATCCAGTTGTGCAACAAGGACAATATCAGGGGTTAATCGGGGTTGGTGGCCTTGTGTTGGCAAGGATACCTGAAGAAGTGGTCGAACAACGCAAAAAATATTTTCAAAACATTACTGCCGATCAAGTAAAATCCGTTGATAACGACATTCTAAGGGAACAACGACCTGAGATGCCTGTCAATATAGACAGACAATCTCGTGTAAGTTTTGGTGGCTCTCGAAAGAAATGAGAGTCTTTGTTAATTATTTTATAAGGAAATAAAATATGGCTAATGTAAATGTAGCTTTTGGTTTGAGACCTTTATCAAAATTAGGTGCAAACTATAATAGTACAGGTACTACTGAATACAGAATAGCCTCTGATAACTCCAATAGAATTTACCAAGGGTCGCCTGTTATTCCATTAGCTGCGGGGGTCATCGATATAGTCGGTGCTGCTGCTGGGGGAAGTGTGGCATATTTGGGAGTTTTCTATGGGTGTGAGTACGTTTCAGCTAGTACAGGAGAAGTAGTATTCTCTAATCAATGGAAGGGATCTTCTGCTGATGCAGATAGTAACCATCCTGTTAAGGCATTCGTTTATGACGATCCTAATCAACTATTTGTTATCGCTGGCGATGCTGGTGGAAGTAGTTTTGATACTGAAGCAGAAATAAGAGCAGGTATATTTTCTAATGCTCCTATGGCAAATGGTAATGCTGGTAATAACACTACTGGTATATCAACTGCTGTTTTAGATACAAGTGGAATAGCTACCACAGCAACTTTAGGTTTGAGAATAGTTGGGATTCAAGATGATCCTGACAACTCTGACTTTACTGCTGCTGGTATTCCATTTATTGTCAGAATTAATGCTCACTTTAATGCGAATGCGTCAAGATTTGATTCTGAAACAACTTCGCTGTCAACTGGTATATAGGAGATTAATTTATGGCAATATCTAGAACACAATTAGTTAAAGAGTTAGAACCAGGCTTGAACGCACTTTTCGGTTTGGAATATAACAGGTATGAAAATGAACATGCAGAAATTTACGAGACAGAGGCATCTGACAGAGCTTTTGAAGAAGAGGTAATGTTAAGTGGTTTTGGATCAGCTCCAGTTAAAGCAGAAGGTGGAGCAGTAACGTTTGATGATGCAAATGAATCATTCACAGCAAGGTATACACATGAAACCATTGCTATGGCTTTCGCTATTACAGAAGAAGCTATTGAGGATAATTTGTATGACAGACTAGCTGCAAGATACACAAGAGCTTTAGCAAGAAGTATGTCTAATACAAAGCAAGTAAAAGCTGCTAATGTTCTTAATAACGCATTTAACCCATCATTTACTGGTGGTGATGGAGTAGAACTTTGTTCTGCTGTTCATCCATTATTAAGTGGCGGGACTTTTGCAAACGAGTTAAGCACAGCTGCTGACTTATCAGAAACTTCATTAGAGCAGTCATTAATTGACATTGCTTCTTTTGTTGATGAGAGAGGTTTAAAGATTTCTACTCAAGGTGTAAAACTTATAATTCCAAAAGAATTACAGTTTACAGCTGAGAGAATTTTAAAAACTCCACAAAGAGTTGGTACAGCAGATAATGATATTAATGCTTTAGCTTCTATGGGAATGATTCCACAGGGTTACAGAATTAATCATTTCTTAACTGATACTGATGCTTTCTTTATTATGACTGATGCTCCTAACGGCATGAAAATGTTTGTTAGAAGTCCTATCAAAACTGCTATTGAAGGAGACTTTGATACTGGTAATGTTAGATTTAAAGCAAGAGAAAGATATTCATTTGGATTCTCCGATCCTAGAGGAATTTTTGGCTCACCTGGCGCAGCTTAAAATTTTTCTATACGTCTCAAAAGAGGGGCTTACATAAGCCCCTTTTTTTATGTATACTGTAATTACCAAGATTTATAATTGATATAGACTGGCTTGGCAGATACCCTAGAAAACTATATCTACAACTAGGAGAAAATTATGGGAACAACAACTTTTTCAGGACCAGTCAGATCCGAAAACGGATTTCAAACTGTGTCAAAAAACACAACTACTGGTGCAATAACTGTTACAAGTGGAGATAAAATGGCAGTAGAAGCCACTGGTGGTGCAGGTATTGAAGGCACAGCAGCAGTATATGTTACACAAGTAAATAGATTAAAAAGTGATGTAACAACAAATGTTAATATTGTTAAAACAACTATTATGATTGATTTAACTGGTCTTAAAGATGGTGGGACTGCTGGAGACATTATCGGTAAAGATGGATCTGGTGTAGCTTTCATAGGTCAAGTAACAACTGCTAATCAGGGAACTGTTTTTGGTGTAACAATGACTTGTCTTGAAACACCCGCTGGTGGCAGCACAGATATTGACCTGTTTTCTGCAACTGAAGGCACTGGTGTAAATGACACAGCTATTGGTGATTTAACAGAAACTCAAATTATCAATGCCGGTGCAGCATCTGCTGGAACTGTAGTAGCTGGTGGTGATATAGCAGCAGATCAGTTTTTGTATTTAGTTAGTCAGGGCACAGGTGATGCAACTTACACAGCTGGGCGTTTCTTAATAGAAATTACTGGTTTTGATGCAGCTAGCTAATAGGAGATAATTATGAACTCAGATGTAGGAGCATTAACTTTAACTAGCACTGGTAGTATTCAGTCTGGTCGAACAAGATTGCTATCTATTTATTATGTTGGTCATGCTTCAGCTGGAAGTTTAACTTTTAAAGATGGTGGAGCTAGTGGTACACAAAAGTTAGTTATTGCTACTCCAGCATCAAGTGCAGCTGATCAATATCAAGTAGATATACCTTTAGATGGTATTTTATTTAAAACAGATATTCACTTGACTATTAGCAATGTAACCTCTGTTACTGTTTTTGTAACACCGATTACAGCATCTACAGATAATGGATAGTTATACAGAAGAACTTATAATGTTAAAAAGGGGAGGCATGCCTCCCCGAAACAAAAAAAACTTTAGACCTACTAAAGCTGGTGCAGGTATGACCAAAGCAGGGGTTGCTGCATATAGAAGAAAAAACCCAGGATCTAAATTACAAACAGCAGTAACAAAAAAGAAAAACTTAACAAAAAAAGAGAAAGCTAGAAGAAAATCATTTTGCGCAAGAAGTGCAGGGCAAATGAAAAAGTTTCCAAAAGCTGCAAAAGATCCTAATTCAAGATTACGTCAAGCAAGACGCAGATGGAGATGTTAATGAAATTATCTGATAATTTTAGCCTACATGAATTTACAAGATCGCAAACTGCTACGAGACACAACATTGATAACACACCTAATGATAAACAAATATTTAACTTAAGAAATTTGTGTGTAAGTGTTTTACAACCTGTAAGGGACTATTTTCAAAAACCTATGATAATTAGTTCTGGGTTTAGATGTGCAGAATTAAATACAAAAATTGGTGGTAGTATTACTTCACAACACGTGCAAGGTCAAGCAGCGGACATAGAAGTTTTAGAAGTAGGTAATTTAGAACTTAGTGATTGGATACATATTAATTTAAAATACGATCAATTAATATTAGAATTTCATGACCCAGAAAAAGATCCTCACTCTGGATGGGTGCATGTATCTTATAGCACTGATGAAAATAGACATGAATACAAAGAAGCATATAAAAATAAAGAAGGCAAAACAAGGTATAGGTTACGATAATGGCAATGAATAGAGGCAGTATGCGACAACAAATAACTAAAGGACCTATGAAGAAAAAAGTAGGCTTATATAAAAAAGGCAAAAGAGTTAGAATAATGCAGGCAAGTAAAGGTAAGCTGTCTAAAAAGAATATTAGAGTAAGGTAAGTAGACACAAGACTTGCAACAGTTTATAATAATACTAGGAGAATATTATGACAAAATTATGCCCAAGAGGTAAAGCAGCAGCTAAAAGAAAATTTAAGGTCTACCCCAGTGCGTACGCTAATGCGTATGCGTCAAAGATTTGCGCCGGTAAAATTAAAGACCCTAGTGGTGTAAAGAGAAAAGATTTTAAAGGAAAAAAACCATCTGGCTCAAAAGTGGCAAGTGCTGCTAAAAAAGTAAGAACAAGAAAAAAAGGAGTAAAAATGAAAATTAAAAAAGCAGGATTAGGTCTAATGATGGCTTTAGGCAAAAAAGAAAGAAGAAGAATTGGTAAACAAATGAAAAAAAGTGATTTGAATATGCTATCACCCGGTCTATATGGCATGACTCAGTTAGAAGGTGGAGGTATTGCTGAAAAGCCAGGATCTTTTATAGAAATAAATATAGACGGTGATGATAGTTTCACAAACCCATCAACAATAGCTTATTATAAAGATTTATTAAAAGGTACACGGTAAGTGTCAGGATTAAAAGAATGGTTTGCTCAAAAGTGGGTGGACATTGGAAGTAAAAGAAAAGATGGTTCATTTGCACCATGTGGTAGAAGTAAACAAAAAGCAGATGCAAAAAGAAAATATCCTAAATGTGTGCCTTTGGCAAAAGCAAGAAGGATGACAGAGAGTCAAAGAAAAAGTGCAGTAAAAAGAAAGAGAGCGAAAGCTCAAGGTGTTGGTGGTAAGCCAACAAATGTTAAAACATTTGCAGCCTATAAAGGTGGTATAGTGAATAAATATTATGATGGAGTTTTGTGATGACTGATAATAATAAATTAATTGAAGATGTTTTAGGTGGTTTGAAAGTTCCTAAAAAACAAACTAGGCAACAAAAGAAAAGTATGAAAAGATCAGAAAAAAATATCAAAAAAAACTTGTATGATGATGTTTTAAAACCTTTGAAAAATAGTGGTGGAGGTACTGCTGATACAAAAAAGGGCTCTACAGATTTTGGTATGTTGTCTGTAAAATACGGTATTGATGAAAATCCTGATGAAACACGTGCTGATTTTATTGCAGGAGCTACAAAAGGCAAAAAACCTAAAACAGCAGACGCAGGCACAGGTAAATTTTTAGTAAAAGGTATGGGCGTTGCAATACGTGGCGGTTTAACAAAGGGTTCAAGTTAGGAGGATACTATGGCATTTGATTTTAAAAAGTTTTTAGCGAGTGGTACAAAACCAACAGAAGCAATAGCAAGAGGAGGGTCTCGTCCAAAAGGTTCACCCAAACCAACTGTATTTCCAGGACCAAAAGATAAAAAAAAGAAAGTTGTTAAAAAGAAAGTAGCTAATACTAACACTAGAGATAGTAAAAAATTAATTACACAAGAAAGCGTTAAATCAGGTATAGGCAAAAAAAATCAAAGACAATTTGTTTTAAAACAAGACCCTTTTAAAAGACCCAATTATTTTGCAAGTTTACCTAAAAAAAAGAAAGTTGTAGCAGTTAAGAAAGAGAAAAAAATTGTTACACCAAAAAAGATAACTAATGAAAAAAAATTACAAAATATAGAAAAAAAAGTAGTTTCTAGCACACCTGGATTTCAACCATTTTTAAGAAATCCTGAAGGTGGCAGATATAGTTATAAATCTATGACATTACCTATAAAGATGGAAAACAGAGGTGTGGTTGTTGATACTAAAACAGGTAGTGAGAGAAGACTCGATTACACAAAACAAAAACTTGGTTCTATCAAACAAAAACCTAGTGCAAAAACTAATTTAGCTCTTGATCTAACATCTAAATACAATGTAGGTTTTAATAAAGGTGGCATCACAAAAAGAAGATTTGGTGGTATGGCTAAAGGTGGTTTTAAAATGCCTAATAAGGTTAAAATAACATAAGGGTATTATGGCAACTTCAGGAACAACAACATTTGATTTAAGCATAGACGATATTATTGAAGAAGCGTACGAGCGTTGTGGTGTTCGAACTTCTAGTGGGTATGATTTAAAATCAGCTAGAAGAAGTTTAAATATTATGTTTTCTGAGTGGGGTAACAGAGGAGTGCACTTATGGAAGGTAGAATTAAAAGAACAATTACTAACTGCCGGTACAAGAACTTATACAGCTCCTAGTAATGCTAATGATGTATTAGAAGCTTACATTAGTACAACTACTGGATTATCTACATCAACTAATGAAGTATCCTTGACTAAAATTAGTCGAAGTGAATATGCTGCTTTACCAAACAAAGGAGCGCAAGGACAACCTAGTCAATATTATGTTGACAGACAAACAACACCTACTATAACTTTGTATCTTACACCAGATGCAAGCACGTACACATATTTAAAATATTATTATTTAAAAAGGATAGAAGATGCAGGTGCATATACTAATCAAGCAGACGTGGTATTTCGATTTATACCCTGTATGGTTGCAGGTCTTGCATATTATTTGTCCATGAAAAAAAATCCACAATTAGTACAAACTACTAAATTAGTGTACGAAGATGAGTTACAAAGAGCATTAACAGAAGATGGTCAAAGAACTTCTGTATACATTACTCCACAAACTTATTATCCACAAGGTGCATAATGCCATACGCAAAAGGTAAATATGCAAAGGCAATATCTGATAGATCAGGTATGGAGTTTCCTTATACTGAAATGGTAAAAGAATGGAATGGTTCATTTGTGCATCGTTCTGAGTTCGAAGCAAAACATCCACAAATTATGAAAAAACATGTTAAGGCTGATGCTGTAGCCTTAGCAAATGCTAGACCTATGCACCCTGATACACAAAAACAATTTGTATTATATATAAGTAATGGATTTTTTTCGGAAACAAGAGATACTGGTATAACAGGTGGAGCAAGTATGACCCCGGCTAGTAGTGATAATATTTTAGGAACAAAACTTACTGCATTAGAAGTAACTTCATCAGTAGGGACAAATTTTACAGTGGTGATCTCATGAGTATTACACATGCAAATTTTTTAACACAAGTAAGAAACTACACTGAGGTAGACTCTAATGTATTATCAGATACGTTATTAGATCAGTTCATAAGAAATGCTGAAATAGATATAGCTAATAAAGTGGATTATGATGATATAAGAGAATATGTAACCGCTGTAACAGGGACACTTCGTTACTTAAATGTACCGGATGATTGTTTGGTAGTGCGTTCTGTGCAAATTATTAATAGTAGCACAAGAGATTTTTTAGAAAAAAGAGATACATCTTTTATAGCAGAATACAATCCAACAGACGCTACTGGTCAACCAAAATATTATGCTAACTGGGATGATAAGAATATTGTGTTTGCTCCTGTGCCTGATCAGGCTTACGAGATACAACTAAATTATATAAAAGATCCGGATCATTTTACTTCAACGAATGATACATTTTTATCTAAGCATCAAGAAGAGCTTTTGTTGTATGCAGTGTTAGTAGAGTGTTTTGCGTATTTAAAAGGACCTATGGATATGTACAAACTGTATCAAGAGAAGTATACTATAAGTGTACAAGATTTTGCTTTGCAACAAATGGGTAGAAGAAGAAGAGGCGAATACGACAGCGGAGTACCAAGAGTAAAAGTCCCTTCACCTTCACCTTAATTAAATAGGAGAAAAAAATGGCAATAACAACAAGTGCAGTATGTAACGTATTTAAGACAGATGTTTTAAAAGGAGTGCATAATTTTACTAACCCTGGAGGAAATACTTTTAAATTATCTATGTATACTTCCAGTGCTACTTTAGGTAAATCTACTACTTCTTTTACTTCAGACAATCAGGTAACTTCACCTTCAGGGTACAGCTCAGGTGGTAAAGCATTAGTAGCGGTAACACCAGCATTAAGCACTGATACTGCTGTGGTAGACTTTGCAGATTTATCTTTTGTGGGTGTAACCCTTACAGCAAGAGGTGCTTTAATTTATAATGACACAGCTTCTGGCGATCCAGCAGTTGCAGTATTAGATTTTGGTGGAGATAAAACAGCTACTTCAGGTACATTTACAATACAGTTTCCAACTGCTGATGCTTCAAGTGGTATCCTAAGATTAGCTTAATAACAGGAGTGTTTTGTGACCACAAGAACATTTACTGTTACAGTACAAAATGTTAGTGGGTATAATAAATACTTCATTGATGGTGTACAACAGCCTACATTAGTATTAGCTGAAAACGCTACTTATGTCTTTAATTGGTCAGCAGCAACAAGTCATCCATTAAGGTTTTCTACTACCTCTGATGGCACACATGGTGGGGGTAGTGAGTATACCACTGGTGTAGTTAAGGATGATGGTAATTATTTAACAACCATTACTGTTGCTGCATCAGCACCTACTTTATATTATTATTGTCAATACCACTCAGGTATGGGTGGTCAAATCAACACAGAATCTGCTACCTCATGGGGACTGTTAGCTTGGAATACAGGTGCTTGGGGTAATCAAGCAGATGGTGGTGTAACTGTAAGTGGTGTTGCTGCAACAAGTGCTGTTGGGTCTGTAACTATTGATGCTGTTATAAATACTGGATGGGGTAGAGTAGCTTGGGGAGAATTTGGTTGGGGTATTGGTGGTCAAGTAGTAGCATCAGGTGTTTCTTCTACAAGTGCAATAGGGTCTCCCTCTTTAGCTATTACAGGTTCAACAGCTGCAACAGGAGTAGCTGCAACATCAGCAGTAGGCTCAACAAGTCAAGAAATAAAACAAGAGATAACAGCTACTGGAGTTAGTGCAACAACTTCAGTTGGTAGTGTTGTCGTAACACACACAGGATTAGTAGCACCTTCTGGAGTAGCAGCAACTACAACTGTAGGTAGTGTAAGTATTGATGATAGGTTTTTAGTTGGCTCGGGTTGGGGAAGATTAAGTTGGGGTAACCAAGTATGGGGTGGTGCTTATGCAGTCATACCAAGTAGTGTAAGTGTTACTTCTGCAATAGGTTCTGTAACAACAGTAGCAAATGCAACTGTAAGTGTTACTGGGGTATCTGCAACTAGCACAGTAGGAACAATAGCAGCAATATCAGCTGACGTATTAGTCACTGCATCAGGTGTAGCCATAACATCCTCAATAGGTGGATCAACACAAACTATAACTTTTGGTACCACAGTAACTGGAGTATCAGCAAGTAGTGGAGTCGGTTCAGTTATTGTAGCTCCTAAAATAGAAGTAGATGTTACTGGTGTAGCACTTACTGGTTCTGTAGGAACAGTATCCTTTACTATGACTGGCTCTGTTGCACCAACTGGTGTATCGTCTACAAGCTCAGTAGGATCGATAACTCCTGTATCAAAATATAGTGTTACAGGTGTGTCTTCTACATCAGCAGTAGGTAGCCCGACAGAGATAACAGGAGAGGGTATTATAGATGATGTATCGGGAGTGGTATTGACGAGCAATGTTGGAAGTGTAATAATAATAGCATGGAACAGAATAGATACAGGTACTCCTGTAACTTGGACAAAGATAACAACAGCAGCATAAAGGAAAATATATGGCATCTTCATATTCATCAGATTTAAAACTAGAACTCATGGCCACTGGTGAAAACGCTGGTACATGGGGTGATAAAACAAACACAAATTTAAATTTAGTACAACAAGCAATAGGTGGTTTTGAACAAGTAACAGTTGGTGATGGAGCTACAGTCGCACTTGCGATGACTGATGGCACTATATCAAATGCAAGAAACATGGTTGTCAAAGTGGCTACTGTAACCCTATCAGGAGCCACTGTATTAACAGTGCCTGATAGCATTGAAAAAATGTATATTTTTGATGTATCAGCAGTTACAAACCCAACTAATTTAACAATTAAAACAGCAAGTGGATCTGGTTTTTCTCCAGATCAAGCTAAAATATACTTTGCTTATGCAGATGGAACGAACATTGTTGAAGTATCACTAGATAGCTTAGGTGGTGCTGTAGGTTCTGCAAGTTTACCAACTGTGCCTGTAACAAAAGGAGGCACAGGTCTTACAGCGTTAGGTTCTGCAAACTTACCACTTAAAGTCAACAGTGGAGCAAGTGCTTTAGAGTTTGGAGCGTTAGCAGTAGCTGGTGGAGGCACAGGATCAACTTCAGCATCAGACGCTAGAACTGCTTTAGGTTTAGCAATAGGAAGTGATGTACAAGCATACAACGCAGACACTGTCTTAAAAGATGTGGCAAACACTTTTACTGCTGGACAAAGAGGAGCAACACAAACTGCAAACGCAACTGGCTCAACTACTCTGGACTTTGATTTGTACCAGAACTTCGTCTTGACTTTTACTGGTAACGTAACTTTAGCTAATCCATCTACGGAGTCCGTTGGTCAAGCTGGAGTTATAATGATTATACAAGATGGAACAGGAAGTAGAACATTAAGTTTAGGAACAGATTATGAGACACCTGCTGCTGGTGGTTTGACCATATCTACTGGAGCTAATGATGTTGACATCATTCCATATTTTGTACAATCAGCTAGTAATATTTTATTAGGTGCAGCTCAACTAGATTTTGGATAAGGAGTAAATATGCCTGTCAATCAAGGTTCTGGATTTAATTTTAATACAAGTAACCCTTATGCTTTTCAAGACTGGGGAGGTATAGGACAAGCACCTGTAAATTCAACAAGAGGAACATACGCTGGACCTGGGGGTTTATTACAGTTTAGGTATCCTAGCACAGTTAGTTATTCTAGTGCCTCTGATGGTCCTATAGTGGTTTTTGGTATGCACCAAAGAGTGCCGAGATATATGGCAATAGCTGCTGGTACGAGTGTTAATGGACAATTAAGTGCTGTACAATCACCTGGAGGTTGGTTTGTGTGGCAGTCAAATGGTCATACCACAGTAAGACTAACAGGCGAAAATCAAGTAAGTAGTAGCCCATTAGGGTACTCTGCTAGTCCTACTAATCCACCTTTTGTAATAACAGACTTTCAAGCTAGTGTGCCTGGTGGTAATGCTCCTGGTGTAAAAATGTATATTTATCATGGACAAAATGCACAACTTATGCATCAAAAAGGATTTGCAGCAGATGTAGGTCAAACTTGGAGAGTTTATCATGCAGGTTTTGATGGTGGAAGTAATACTAGTGCTTGGGATTTTGAACCTATAGCTGGTGGTAGTAATTATCAATTTGATCAAGTAACACAATTCTAAAAAATATTTGTATTCTTAGATAAATCCGTTATTATACGATAATGGATGAAAATAAAGCTGCCGAAAATAAAGATAATAAAAAAATTACAGGAATGTTTGGCATTCCAATATTTGAAAAAGATTTTATTTTCAAAGATAAAGATAAATTAATCGAATGGACAAAGAATCTTGGTGGCAGAAAGATAAGTAATGTTGGTGGTTACCAATCTAAAGATTTTGTTAGAATAAAAGATTCTCTTGTAGAAAAATTTTTAAATCAACTATCAGCAGACGTTGGTGATGCTATACAAGCATATGGACCTGGTAAATTTAAATTGTATTGTACAGCAGTGTGGGCTAATATAAATGGACCTGAAAATTGGAATATTACACACATACATCCACAAACTGATTTTACTGCCACTGTATATTTAGAAGTGCCTGAAAATAGTGGTTTCTTGATACTAGATAATGTAGATCAAGTAATGTCATATCAAAGATTTTATTCTACTCCCTTATTAGCCGATACTTTGTTTGCTAGAACAAAATATCAACATGAACCTAGAACAGATAGTGTGGTCATTTTTCCTGCACACGTTCCACATTCTGTTACTGTAAATAGGTCTAACAAAGAGAGAGTATCTATTTCTGCTAATTTTAATGTAGAAAGACAGGATGAAGATGAAGCACAAGCTAACAATAGTTAAAGATGCAGTTCCTTTACATTTACTTCAAGATTTAAAACAATGGTCTTTAGATGCTGAATGTTGGAATATGCAATATCCAATTAATCATTCTCCAGATAAAAGATTTATAAAAATAAATTTGATAAATGATGTGCCTCCCACAGCAGATAAAGCTATAGGAGCAGGTTATGCTATGTCTATATTATCTATGATACAACAAAAATGTAATTTATTTAAGTTACCAGTGTTTTTTTGTGGTATTGGTGTGAGAGATAAATATACTGAAAACAATATGCATACAGATCATAGGCATGATCTACCAGAAGATATGAACGTTTTAAAAGTTTTGGGTTTACTAGAGCCAGACTGGAAAGAAGACTGGGGTGGTGGTTTTCACTGGGATGGTAAAGATTACTATGCTCCACCTGGTTCTTTTTATGTTTTTAATCCAAGAATACCTCACAAAGCTGGAGATATTTATTGTGAAAAAAAACGTTGGGCTATCGATTACAGTCTAGCGTCAAGCACTCCTTATGTGTTACAATCTCCATATAGTTAATTAATTATTTAAGGAGATAAATATGTGGGCTTTAGTAGATACTAGCAGTAATAAAGTTACTGAGGTCATATCAGCAGCAAAATCTATTACTATAGATAGTGTAAAACATCCTAAAGCTATTTTTAGTTTGTGGTCTGAAAGTGAATTAAATGCAATTGGTTTGTATACAATAGTTCAAGCAGATGCTGGAGATAGCAGATTTCAAAGTCAAGATGGGGATGCCACTTATGCTTATGATCCATCATCAAAAAAAGTAACAGAAACAATTAAGTTAGTAGACAAAGATTTAGATGCTTTAAAAACAGAAGCTAAATCAAAAGCTAAAGAAGATGCTTATGATAAAATGAGACAGTTTGATTGGTTGGTGCAAAGAGTGACTATGGATAGCTCAAAGACAATACCTACATCTGTCACTTCGTATTGTGCGTCTATTAGGTCGGATTGTGATGCGATCTGTACAGCTGTAGATGCAGCGTCTAACGTAAGTGAGTTAAAAGCTTTATATACTGACACTGTAGATAGTAATGGTAAGGTTACTGAAGTAGCTCGTGTGAATAGATGGAGTGACGATAGTGCAGTTAATGATTTAAGAAGATAGGCTTTTAAATGCCTTTAACTGACGTTAAAATAGCACCTGGAATAAACAAACAAGTAACACCAACAGGAGCAGAGGGTAAATGGATTGATTGCGATAATGTAAGATTTCGTTATGGCTATCCGGAAAAAATAGGTGGATGGGAACAAACAACTACAGATACCTTAGTTGGTGTAACTAGAGAATCTCATATCTGGGCTGATACTTTAGGTAGAAGATATATTGCTTTAGGCACTAACAAAGGTTTATTTGTTTATTATGATGGGGCATTTTATGATATAAGTCCTCTTGATACAGCTCTTACTTCTTGTACTTTTACTTCATCTAATGGATCAGCTACAGTTACAGTAAACAAAGCAGCACATGGTTTAGTAGAGGGAGATTTATTTTTATTTAGTAGTGTTACTTTACCAGGTGGTGGTGCTACAGGTTTTACCACTGCTAATTTTACTAATAACACATTTCAAGTGATAACTGCATTATCTGATTCTTTTACAGTGACTATGCCTAGTAATGAGTCTGGTACTGGTATGAGTGCAGCTGGAAGTGTTACAGTTACTCCTTATTTTAGAGTAGGTGAGGCAGGTCAAGTAAGTGGATATGGTTTTGGTACTGGCAGATGGGGTGGAGAAACTTTTCCTATAGCATCCAATACTTTAGACGGAGCTTTGTTAAACGATAGTGCTGGTACAGGTGGTTCAGGAACTACTATTACTCTTGACTCCACTGCAAACTTTTCAGCCACAGGTGGTATTATTTTAGTTGATAGTGAACTAATAACGTACACAGGCATAAGTGGATCTAATTTAACAGGTATTAGTAGAGGAGCTTCTGGTACAGCAACCGCAGCACACAGTGATGGAGCAACAGTTATTGAAGCATCTACGTATTTTGGTTGGGGTGAAGCAACAGATGATTCTACTGTAATATTAGAACCTGGTAATTGGTCTTTAGATAATTTTGGACAAATTCTTATAGGCACAGTACGTAATAATAAATCTTTTTCGTGGGACCCTTCAGCATCAAATGCTTTAGGAACAAGAGCAGCTGTAATATCAGGAGCACCTACTAAATCTGTTATGACTTTAGTATCTGATAGAGATAGACATCTAATTCATTTAGGCACAGAACCAACAATAGCTAGTGGCACACAAGATAAAATGTTTATAAGATTTTCAGATCAAGAGAGTTTAACTGATTATGCACCAACATCTATAAACACGGCAGGAACTTTTAGAATAGATAATGGAGCTAAAATAGTAGGTGGAGTCAACGCTGGGTCATATAATTTAATTCTTACTGACACAGCAGCTTACAGTATGAGGTTTATAGGTCCGCCTTTTACTTTTGGTATTGAACAAGCAGGTGCAAATTGTGGACTTATATCTCAGCATGGTGTAGTAGCTGTTAATGGTGTGGTGTATTGGATGGGACAAGCTGGTGGGTTTTACTTGTACGATGGTACTGTAAAAAAAATACCATGTTCTGTTGAAGATTTTGTTTTTACTACTATTGATGATGGAGATTTAGGTTTAAATTTTGATGCCTCAGATGTAATATTTGCTGGTTATAATTCTCTTTTTGGTGAAATTAATTGGTTTTATCCAAAAGCTGGATCTACACAAATAGATAGAGTAGTTACTTTTAATTATTTAGAAAACGTTTGGTCAATAGGATCACTAGCCAGAACTACTTATTATGATAAAACTGTATACGACAACCCATATGCTACGGATTTTGTAGAAACAGGTGTACCAACTTTTCCTGTCATACAAGGAGTAACAAATATTAACGGAGCCTCTACACTGTATGCTCATGAAAAAGGTAATAATCAAGTAAATACTTCTGCAATTACAGCTATAGTCGGCAGTATACAAAGTGGTGATTTTGAAGTAAAAGAGGCAGGAACTACAGGTGAGTTTTTTATTAAAGTTAGAAGATTTATACCAGACTTTAGAGCTCTCACAGGCAATGCTAAAGTAACTATTAATTTAAAAGATTTTCCTAGTGATACTGAAGCAAGTAGTAGCTTAGGTCCGTTTACTGTTTCTAATTCAACTCAAAAAATAGATACAAGAGCAAGAGGTAGAGCAGCAAATTTAAAAATAGAAAATATTACTACAAACGAAAGTTGGAGATATGGAACTTTTAAAGCTGATGTTCAACAAGACGGCAGGCGATAATGTATGGATATAAAAAACATTGTGAGTATAGACAATGAAAATATTTGGAAAAGTGATCATACATCTAACCCATATGCTATGGTTTTAAATGCAAAAAAAATATGGAGATTTACTAAACACGAATGGCCTGATCAATATAAATTTTACTCTGAAATGATAAAAGAAAACGCTGTAGATTTTAAATGGGGATTACACAAACAAAAATCATTTAAATTACTAACTATAAAAGAATACTGTTATTTTATGTCTCCTCCTGATATAATATATAGAGCTATAAGAAAAGAACCTGATAAAAAGAAAGGAAGACGTAAATGAAAAAAGCTAAGACTAAAATAAAAAAAGTAGTTAAAGCTTTAAAAAAAGCATCTAAAACACATGCTCGTCAAGCTAAAACATTACAAGGAGTCATAAGTGCCAGATCCAAAAAAAGGAACAGGAAAAAAACCTAAGGGTAGTGATAGAAGATTATACACGGATGAAAATCCAAAAGATACAGTTAAAATAAAGTTTGCTACTCCTGCTGATGCAAGAGCTACAGTAGCAAAGGTAAAAAAATTACGTAAGCCTTTTGCTAGAAAAATACAGATCTTAACAGTGATGGAACAACGTGCTAAAGTTATGGGTAAAACGCAAGTAGTAAATATAGCAAAGGCAGGCAAAGAGGCTATAAGAAAACAGAGGAAAAAAATTGGCTAAAATAAATACATTTATTCCAGAACCAAAAGAAGAATATAATATTGAAAACCAAAGATTAATAAATTTAGCTTTGACTCAAATTATACAAAAATTAAATTTTTCATATCAAGAGGATTTAAAAGCTGAGCAACAAACTTTTAATTGGTTTATATCATGACTATACAATACAAAAACGCAGGCTTTAATTTATCAGACACAAGTCAAACCACTGTGTTGACCGCACCAGTATCGGGCAGATGTTTAATAAAACAAATACAAGCACATAATAATCATTCTGGCGATGTTGATCTTACTACTGAAGTCACTGATACAAGTGCTACTGCAACTTTTAGAATAGATAAAGCAGCCATTGCAACTAATACTACTAGACAAGTAATATCACAAACTTTAGTATTAGAGGAAGGGGATGTACTTAAACTTACCGCTGGTACAGCTGGTAAAATACAAGGCATAGTCTCTTATGCTTTAGTAGATCGCTCTTTACAAAATGGGTGATATTAGTATATTAATAAGATGTTGCTTCAACAAGCTATCTTTAAATTAGAACAAATAATTTCACAAGAAGATTGCAAAAAAATGATTTCTTACATGGATGAAAAATGTAAGATTAAAGCAGAAGTTATGGGTAAAAACAATAAACCAGAAACGGATACAAAGATAAGAGATGTTTTGTCACATTGGTTAAACAATGATGATTATGGAGCTCCTCCGTATTATAAAATAGTAGAAAACGGTATACGAAAAGGCGTTCAAAAATATTTACAACAATTTAAATTTATGGGTAATTTACATTTAAATGAAATAAATTTATTAAAGTATCAAAAAAATAACTTTTACCTCAAGCACGTAGATGCTTCTAATACCTTAAATAGAACATTATCAATAATTATTAATATTAATGAGGAATATGAAGGAGGCGATTTAATATTTTTTAATCCATACACTGATATGGCATATTCTAAACCAACTCTTAAAACAGGAGATATGATTATTTTTCCAAGTAATTTTTTATATCCGCATCAAGTAATGCCTGTTACAAAAGGTGAAAGGTACAGTATTGTCTCTTGGCTTACATAAAATATTAAATTGCATAAATAAAAAAAAAGCAAATTATGATACAAAAATATGCACTAATTTATACAGTTGGAAAGAATTAGAATCGCTTATAAATATTAGACCTATAACAAATGTTGATAGGTTTCATACCACTGGTAATACAGAAAATTTAAAATGGCAACCCTCTGCATGGTTGAGTGATGTTCGGTCTATACCCGCACAATGTATTATACCGGTTATTAAACAGGGCGTATGTTGGATTTCAGATATGTCTAGAGCCAATAAAAAAATAAACACATTATGTGATCACATAGAAAAAGAAACTAATGGAGAAGTTGATGTACATATATACTTTGATCTTTTTAAAAATGAACAAGGCACAAGTTTGAGTAAACACTGGGATAAAGCTGATAATATTATTATTCAAGTAGAGGGTCAAACTAATTTTAAAGTATGGGATATAGAATGCAATGAAGGACCTAGTAAAATACAAACAAAAGAAAAACCAATAATTGATGTTGTGATGAAACCAGGTGATATTATTTTTATACCTAAACACATAGTACATCAAGCGACATCATTATCAAAAAGATTATCTTTAAGCATACCTATATCATATTTAGGAGATAATAAACAAGATAGAAAGTGGATTGATATTTCTTGCAATAAGTAAACTAATATGGGATATTTTATTGATGAAAAGAATTAAATGCGAAGCACAAGAAACTTACAGAAATAAAAAAACAAACATGGTTTATGCAACGAAAGCTGATGCAGATCATGATGTAAACAATCCTAATACAGACACAAAACAAGAAGACATAGCATGTGATGTTAAAATAATTGTTCCAGAAGAAGCATTGTCTTTAGTTGGCAAAACTAAAGATGAAAATTAAATACGATAGATTTTATTACAATCCATTACCAGAAGAATTAACTGTTGGAGTTAGTTCAACTCACGGTCATGGTATTTTTGCAAAATGTGATATACCTAAAAGATATGATTTAGGAATGAGTCATATTAAAATACCTATTATACATGGCTACGTAAGGACTCCTATGGGTGGGTTTTTAAATCATAGTGATTTTCCTAATTGTAGGCTATTTATTGATTTAGATTGGGATGATTATTTAGTCTATAAAGTGGTGACAATTAAAAAAATAAAAAAGGGTCAAGAATTATTTTTGGAATATGGATCATGAATCCTTTAGGTGGTACAGAAATCCAGCATCGGTTCTTATCACATTATGTTGATGATAAGTTATTAGATAATTTTCAAATATGCACATCTATACCGGGCAAAGTAGAATTAGACAAAAATAAAATAAATATACTGTGGCAAAAAAATAGTTACGATCAACCTAACATTTATCCTTGGTTTGAAGATAAAACTAACCACGATAAATATGATTGGTATATTTTTAACAGTCATTGGAATTATGAAAAATACAGATATAGATTTGATCTACCAACACACAAATGTCATGTTATAAAAAATGCAGTAAATAATTTTCCTGTGGTTACACCTTATAAGACAGGTAATATGGTTCGTATGTTATTTCATGTTACACCGTGGAGAGGTTTAAATGTATTACTGGGAGCAATGAGTTTATTACGAGATTGTAATGTTCATGTAGATATATACAGTAGTTGTAAAATCTATGGCGAAAATTTTGAAAAACAAAATGAAGAAAAATACGAACCCTTATATGAACAGGCTAGAAGATTAGAAAATGTAAATTACATAGGATACAAAGAACACTCTTTTATACAAAAATTTATATATCGTTATCACATGTTTGCATACCCTAGCACATGGGAAGAAACAAGTTGTAATGCTGCTCTTGAAGCTATGGCAGCTGGATTGTATTGTATCGTTACAAACTATGGTGCCTTATACGAAACATGTTCAGAGTATCCGTTGTATGTAACGTACGAAAAAGATACAAAAAGATTAGCAGCTAAGTTTGCTGCTGCTATACGAAAAGCAATTCAAACTTTAGACTCACAGGAAGTTTTTGAACACTTACAAGAACAACAAAAATTTGTAAAAAAATTTTATAGCTGGGAGAAAAGAAAAGTAGATTGGACAAACTTTTTGCAAGGTGTGTTGCATGAAAGAAAAAATTAAATTATACGTAGCTACCCCTGTACATAGTGATGTTTCTATTCATTACATGCAATCTATAATTCGTTTGCAAGCAGAGTGTTACAAGAGAAATGTAGAATTCACATTAGACATGATGAAAAGCTCTTTAGTAACACAAGGTCGAAACACTTGTGTTGCTCATTTTTTAAATACAGATTATACGCACTTACTATTTGTTGACAGCGATATTTTATTTTATCCACAATCTATATTTAAAATGTTAGATAAAAATGTAGAAATGTGTAGCATACCTTATCCTATGAAATTAATAAACTGGGATAAGGTATTTGATAAAACAGGAGTAATAACCAGTATGAATCAATTACAACGAAACACAAGTGGTAATAAATTTCCTGTTAAAATTAAAGATGAAGAACACGATGTAACTATGACTGATGAGATGATCGAGTTAAATTATGCTCCTACAGGATGTATGTTATTGCAAAGACAAGTATTTGATAAAATGATACAAGCCTATCCTACAAGAACCATTAAACAAGAAACTGTTATTGACGGCAAAACTACAACTACACCACATTTGTATAATTTTTTTGATACTTTTTATGATGAAGAAGATAAAAGGTATTATGGAGAGGACTTTGCTTTTTCTAAATTATGGCGTGAAACAGGAGGCAAGTGTCATGCGTTGATTACAGAATATATTACGCATGTAGGAGAGTATCAGTATACCGGAAGATTACTAGATGAAATGATATCTACCGGACTTGATAAACAAGAAAATACAGAGTAGAATATAAGATAAAGGAGAATTATATGACACCACTTACAGCGGCGATAATTTTTGGAATAGGAAGTTTTGGTATAGCTAAAATGTCTGGTGCATCTACTAAAAAAGCTATAGGAATAGGTGCTTTAGCTGCTTTAGGTGGAGCTGGTTTAGCCCAAGCAGGTGTATTAGGTGGAGCTGGAGCAACAACTGCTAGTGGGGGTTTGACTGCTAAACAAGTCGCTTTACAAGAAGCGGCTAAATATTCAGGTGGTCCAGGTGGTGGTGTAAATGTAATGAAATATGTACAGACTGCAAATGCACCAGCTGTAGCAGGAGCGCAACCTTCTTTATTTGCAAAAGGTGTTACAGCCTTTAAGGGTATGAGTCCAGCCGCACAGTTAGGAACTGGAGTAGCAGGTGCTAGTTTAGTTGGAGGCTTAATGGCTAAAGGCCCAGAAGGTGAGATGATGCCAGGTATGATGGGAACTGAAGAAGATTACGCACAAGCTTATGCAAGAGCACGAAAAGATGCTGAAGGGTTATCACAAAGACCACAATATACAGACCAAGGTGGTTTTGTAGCACCAAGTATTTATGCAGCGAAAGGTGGTTTAGCAGAACTAAAAAAATTTAGTCAAGGTGGAGTAAATTATTTACCCAGTAAAACAGACCATGATGAAAAAGATATGAACAATTATGTTCGTGCAGAGGGATATGTAGAAGACGGAAGTGGAAATGGAGACAAAGATGAAGATACCATGTTGGCACAATTAGCAGATGGTGAGTTTGTAAGTAGAGCAGATGCCGTGTTGGGCGCAGGTATTTTAGCAGGAGCAGATCCTAAGGACTTTAAACAGATGAGAAGAGTGGGTGCAAAGTTTTTTTATAATCAACAAGATCAGTTGAAAAGAGTATATGATTTGGTGACGTAATGAAACTTACCGATGAAATATGGAAGATTTTAGAACCATCGGCTCGTTTAGGTGAAGGTTTTACAAAAGAGGATCTAGAGAACGGAATTAACGGGCATCAGTTGTTTTTATTTAAAAGAAATAAAAGTGCTGCTGTTTGTATAAAATTAAAAAACACTTTACGAATTGCTTTAGGTGGTGGAGAAATGTCAGATATGAAAGAAATAGCAAAAGACATTGAAGATTTTGCAAGACAAAGACATTATAATGCAATTGATATTTTAGGTAGAGAAGGGTGGCAAAAAGTATTACCTGGTTTTAAAAAACAAAGTGTATTACTAAGGAAGGAAATACTATGAGCGGTCTATTTGGCGGAGGATCACCTGCACCAGCACCTGCGGGGCCAACATCAGGGACTACTACCACATTTACAAGAGAAGCCCCTGAAATAGAAGCAAGAAAACTTGCTCTGTATGATGAAGCATTAAATTTATCAAAACAACCTATAGAGATACCGGCCTACCAAGTAGCACCTTTGACACCATTAGAACAACAAGCAATGGAAAGTGCTGGACAATTTGGCACGGGACAAGCAACAACTTTAGCTGGTATTGGTTCTATTTTAGGAGCTAATGTTACAGCGAGTGGTGCACCTGATATTGATCGTTTTTTGAATCCTTTTCAATCATACGTTGTAGATGAAATTAATCGACAATCTGAAATGGCTAAAAATAAATTATCTGCACAAGCAGTGCAATCAGGAGCTTTTGGTGGTGGTCGTGAAGGTGTGCAACAAGCAGAAGCAGAACGAGCACGTTTAAGTAAGATTGGTGAAGTGCAGGCATTGGGTTTTGACAGAGCAGTACAAGCTGCACAAAACCAACAACAGCTACAAGCACAAACTGGTTTACAAGCTGGAGCACAACTAGGACAGCTTGGTCAGATTCAACAGGCACAACAACAAAAAGACGTGGCTCAAGCGGCACAGTTAGGTGGCTTACAAAGACAAATACAACAACAGGCATTACAGGCACAACGACAAACAGAGATAGCAAGAGCTTATGAGCCTTTCCAAAGAGCAGAGTTTCAAAAAGGTATCATGACTACCTTACCAACAGCTGCTTCACAAATAACAGCAGGCACGGGTCCTGGAGTCAACCCATTTGCTCAAGCGGCTCAAGCAGGTCTTGGTGCGTACGCTACATATAACTTAATAGGACCGGGAGGTAATGTAGGTCCTGGAACACAAAGGCCACCAGCATAATGGCAAGAGGTATTCTAGATTTAAACATAGACGATAATACACAACAAGACGATAGTTTATTTTTGTCTGCTCCAGAGCAACGTGGTTTAGAAGCTGCTACATTTGGCTCTATCCTTGGTCAAGCACCTGCGACTGGTAATATATTTGGTGATTTATTAAGCGTGGCAGCTCAAACCGCTCCAGCTGCTGTGGCTACTTTTAAAGAAAGACAAAGTATAAAAGAAAAAGAAGCTGAGTATAAAGAGAAAACTAAAAGTAAAGATAGTTTAGCGATGAAATATGTAGCTTTAAAAACAGCTCCGGAAGATGGCTTTTATGAATTAAATAGTGTTATTGCGCAATACCCAAATTTATATATGCAGGGACCAACAACAAGCACTAAAAGAGTAAAAGTTTACAGGACACTTCCCGACGGTAAAAAAGTGTTCGATGATGTTTCTATAAATGAGTATGACAATGACAAAGATGAAACCGGTGTTAACAAAACTTTGGAATTAATAGCAGATAGAACACCTTATTTTGTATGGAAAGATGATGAAAGCACGGCAGTATCCAAAGCTTTAACTCAAGAAGAGTTGCAAGAGCTTTATAAAAAAGGCTACAATGTTTCAATAGAGGAACCTCAAGGATCTATAAATTTTAAACAAAAAGAAAAACAAAGAACAGATGATGCTTCTACTAATTTAGCAAATGCTAAAAATGAGTATAAAGCAGCAGCTGGTGTTGTACGTTTAAAAAAAGAGATTGAGGGTGTTTTAGGCACGCAATTTGGAACATCAGAAGCTTTACCTGGAGGTATAGGGGGTATAGCCATAGGGTTAGAAAGTTTCAAAGGAGCTATTAAGGCAGGATTTAATGCAGCTTTCAATGAAAGAAGTAAAGAAGATCAAACTTTATTAGATAGGGTTACTAGAGTGTTAGAGAGAGAAGGCGCTAATGCTCCTGAAGATTCTATATATGGATATGTTAACAGAGAACTTAGAAAAGCTAGAAAAAGTGGTGATCTTAACTCCGTTAATAAAGCGCAAGCTCTTAAAACCTTAGTTACACAATTAGTTTATAAAGTTGCTAAATCTCGAGAATCTGGAGGTAAATTTTCTGTACCAGACATTCAATTTGCTTTTCAAAGTGTAGGAGATAGTTCTTCAGCTGCGATATTACGAACCGGTTTAGATTTCTTAGTTAGAGATGTGGTGATGAGTAATGTTAGTAAGTTAAGAGCAGCAGGTAAAGAAGCTTATGAAAAAGAATATCTAAAACCAGATGGGATAGGTCGTGATAATGATAAGCTTGATTTGCATATTTTTTCTGGCCAAAAAGGTTTTTTAGGTTTAGATGAGTATCAAGATGCAATGAAAGAATTTTATAGATACACTGAAAGAGACCTACCGCTCACATGGCAAGATTACGATTATGATTATCAATTAAATTTAAAAAAAGCTATCGAAAAAAAAGAACAAGAAAAAAAAGAACAAGACGAGATAGATGAAATATTAGCGCCTGCTATTATAAAGGATGAAAATGTTCCACCATTACCAGGACCACAAGAATGATAAATACTATTGATAGAATTTTTGACGAAAAAGAAAAGTCTACAGGTTTAAAGTACGATAGAAATAATTTTGACGTAAGAGAAAAACTAATAAATAATTTATATCAAAAACGCAGAGAGGATGTTGATGCGCCTCCTATAGATTATTTATCTTTTGCACGGATGGTAGATCCTAACGGAGCTTATTCAAGCGCTGAAGCTTATAAAAAAGCTTACGGACAAACTAATGAAGATATTAGAGGAATGGAGCCAGAACAAATAGCGGATTATATTTATTCTAAAGCAAAAGATGAAGATAAACCTTTGCCTGAATATGCCGAATATATATTTACAATGGCACCTCGATACCGAAAAATATTTACACCTACGTCAGGAAAAGGATTACGAACAGTTCCTAATTTTTACAGTCGTGAAGAATTAATAGAGTTAAGTGGATCTGCTACAGAAGATGATCCAGGGGGCATTGAGACAGATAAATTAAGAAGAGTTCAAACTCTTGCATATAACGAAGCTGTAGGTTTAGAGGGCATGCAAAATTTAGCAACTGATTTTTTTTCTTCTCAAAAAAATACCCCTGCTGTTGCCTTTTTTAGAAACTTTCCAGGTGAAAAAATTAACTTTAGAAAAAACCCAAAAACAGATGAGATAGAATTTTTTAATCCAAATTTACCACAAAACATAGGTTTAAATCAAAATGATCCTGAAGCAGTGTATCAAACTTTAAATACTCCTGGATTAGATTCTGGAGATTTTTCCTCTGTAGTTGGAGATGCTTTAGTAATTGGAAGTGAGGTAGCAGCGGCCTTACTGTCTAAAGGTGCTACGCTATTAGCAAATAAAAGAATGGTAATAGGAGGCGAAACCGTATCTGCTGGCTTAGGTGGAGCGGCAGGAGAGATTGCTAGAATTGGTTTAGGTAATGCTCTATATGGAGAAGCTTTAGTTAGTCAGCCTGAAACTATATCTTTGAAATCAGGCTTAAAAGCCCTACAAACTGGAGCAGTAAATGCTATTTTTACTAACGCTGGAAAACTTATAGAAGATGTTGTAAAAGGTCGTTTTGGTAAAAGAGGTATTAGAAATGTTGCTAAAAAATTTGGTCCAAAAGATTTAGATCAAATGAACTTGACTGCTGAGGAAGCTACTGAATTAGCAAATACAATAAATAAAAGATTAGCTATAAATAATGCCTCTGAAAGATTAGTTTACAATGTAGCTGAGGCCACCGATGATGTTAATTTAAAAATGGCTTTAGCTGCTTATGAAAGACAAAATGTCGAAAACATGAAAGAAGTTATGGGTGATTTTAAACTTGAACAAGCATTAGCCTATAAAAAGTTTTGGCAAACTATGAATGAAGAAGCTTTTAATTATGCAGACATGACAACAGGTAATTCTATATTAGACGAAGCTTATGTTGGAAAAAAAATAAAAAAACTTATAGATGACACTAAATTAAACGCTGCTGAAAACAAGGCGTATAAAAAATTAAAAATTAGTCAAGCAAACTTAAATGAACCTTTTAAAAAAATAGACCCCGATGTATCAAAAGAAATTTTTACAAAAACTGGTGTTTATATTAGAAATGCTGTTGGCATGGCTAATAAAAAATTAAATGATACCTATTCAAAAAAATTTAAAAATTTTGGGAAACGCTACAATAAAGTAGAAGTGCCTTTAGACGGGGTAGTTAATTTAATTAATACTTTTAAAAATAGAGAGTCTGCGTTTAAACAATTTACTAATATAGAATCTTTGTTTCAAGAAGAGTTTATACAAAATCCTAAACTTTCTTTAAAGTCAGCTATGAATACTTTATCTGATATGAAAACTTTTTTAAGAGAGATAGATCAGGGATTAATAACAAGTGATTCTGGTGTACAGGTTGGTCAACTTAAAGCTTTAGTTGGAAAGTTTGAAGGCGGTATAAAAGACGCTTTGTCTAAATTTGGTAAACAAGGAGATAGTAGGTTAGTTGATGAGTACAACGAACTTATCACAGGTTATGCGCAGGACAAAAGAGCTCTTACTAGAACTTTAGGTGATATGATTAGATTAGATAATGGTGTACCTAAAATATTAGATGAAGATATTTTTGCTACCACTTTTAAATCTTTTGATCCAGCCGTTAGAAACGGTCAAAAAGCTAGAATAGATGACACTTTAAATGTAATACAGGACAGACCTAGAATTATGCAAGCTTACAAAAAATCTGTTTTGACTTTTTATAGACGTAATGTTTTAGGAGCAGATGGAAAGCCAAATTTAAAAAAACATGAAAATTTTATGAACTTATATGAATACCCTTTAAAAAAGGTATTTGGTGATGAATTTAAAGAGATAAAAAAAATAGGGGGTCTTTTTAAAAGTGTTATGAGGGAAGAAAAAAAAGCTGAAGAATTGTTAAAAAATATGAAAAAAAACACAGATCTTAAAGTTTTAAATTTAAATAATAAACAAATTGTAGATGAAGTTTTTGATATAAAAGATTTGAATACTTTGAAACAAGTCGTCAACACCTTGTCAACTAGCAAAAAAGATTTAAAGGCATTCCAAAAAATTATAGCTGATAAGATTGAAAGAAAAAGTTATGAAGAAACTCAAGATGGTTTAAATAAATTTGGTGGTTTTAATTATCAAAAATTTTCTAACTTTATTAGTGATAAAGTAGGTTATGGTAAAGCTTTAAAGATAGTATTTAAAGATAATCCACAATATTTAGAAGATCTAAACACTTTAAAAAAAGCTATGAAAATAACAAGTAATGTAAGTAAAGATGGCGCAGAGCCTAAAGTATTAGAATCAGCTTTAAATCATATAATAAGAAGCAGAATCGGTATTTTTACACCTGAAGGAAGGGTGTTTACCGCTGTAGTTGGTATGTCGCAAAAAGCTTATCAAAAAAGAATGGCACAATTACTATCAGATCCTAAGGCAGTAAATAAATTAGCTCAATTAAACAATATAAAAATACCTAAAAAATATAATACTTTTGAAAAAATAGACAATTTTTTAAGCACTAACCAACTTTATAATGAACTTGTAACTAAAACATTTGGTTATATGACAGGCACGTATCCAATAGGAATACCTGACGAAAAAGATATAAAAAGAGAGATAGAAAGAAAAACTTCAGACGATAAAAAAGTTGAAAGAGATATAAAAGAAAATAAAGTAAGTTTGATTAGTGATGAAGGTATGACAGGCCCTGCAAAGATAGGAACAAAAAATATATTTGACGCTGATCCTGAGAGAAAATTAGCAGATGCAACACAACCTAATATTAATATTTTTCAACCTTCAGAGCCACAGCAAATAGCAGCAGCAGATCTACCTGTTCCTGCAATAGCTCCAACTAGAGCGTCGGGTATCGGAGCATTGAACCCGCAAGCACAAGCTCAAAACTTTGCTGCGATATTTCCAGAAGACACCATAGGCCAAGCCATAGCACAAAAAGGAACTAAATTTGGATGAGATGATGTTCTGGAACATATTGCTAACTATTATAGCCTCAGCGTTTGGTTGGGCTTTCAGCAAAATGTTTTCAGAAGTAAAACGCTTACAAATACTACTCAATAAAACCAGGGAAGAGTACCTGCCTCGTGACGATGCACAGTCACAGACTTCTCAAATTCTAGAACAGCTTCGTAGATTAGAAGAAAAACTAGATAGGTTTATTGAGAAGAACAATGGTTGATCCTGTTACTGCTGGAGCAGCTGTCCTTTCAGGAATTAAGTTAGTTAAACAAAGTGTAGATTTTGTAAAACAACAAATACAAACCTGTAATGATATTAGTGAATTAGTAGGTCATATTGACAAAGCCATGATGGGTGAACAACAAGTCATCAAGGCTAGAGATTCCAAAAATGTCGACCATTTCGCAATAGAGAACGTGGCCCAAGAAGTAATAGATGCTCGGTTAGCTAGAGAACAATTAAATGAGATGAAGAATTTAATTAACTTACGTTTTGGTCCTGGTACTTGGGAGTTTATATTACAAGAAAGAAAAAAACGTATTGATGCAAAGAAACAAGCTATTAGAGAAGCAAAAGCAGCTAAATTAAAAAAGCAGCAAGAGATAGCAGAATATATTAAAATGGGTTTGCTAGTTACAGTAATTATAGCTTTTATCGCTGTTGCATTGGGTATTACTTTTAAATTTTTTGTATCTGTTACTAACAAAGTTTATGCACATAATGTAGAACAAGATGATGGTAGTTGCAGATTATATGAACCAAAATATTTTATGATTTGTATGAATGAAGGTAGAGACTATGCTGATACAGAATTATATTTAGATTATAAAAAAATACGAGATAACTGGATTGTCGAGGATGATGAAAAGTAGTATACTAAACTTGTTATAACAAAGGAGTAACTCATGAAAAAAACTAAAGGATATTCTAAAGGTGGCATGAAAATGATGAAAGCCATGAAAGGTAAAATGGCTAAAGGCATGCGTAAAGGTGGCGTTAAAACTGCTATGAAGGGTAAAATGATGACCAAGGGTATGCGAAGAGGTGGTATCAAAACTGCTATGGGCGGTAAAATGATGACTAAAGGCTACTCTAAGGGTGGCACTAAAATGATGAAAGCTAGAGTGGGAATAGCTATCACTGGAGATAGAAGACCTAATAAAGTTATTGCTAAGAAAAAAGTTGGTACAGTTGGAAGAGCTATTACTGGAGATAGAGCAACAAAAATGAGTAAGTTTAGCAAAAATGATATTAATGTAGCTAACAGACTAATGCAATCTGGTTTAATGTCTAAGAAAGGCTTTAACACCTTAGTGAGCAGAATGACTCCAGAAGGTAAAAAGTTACTTAAAAAAAATAATTAGTTGATATCTTATCATATTTGGTTATGATAAGTTATGGCTTACTTAACTGCAAACATACCTTATTTTAAGGTGTGGGTACGAAAAGAATTTACTCATAATCATAGAGACTATCATGGCGAGTTTTTACATGGACTTGCCATAGCAGTTACGGCAATACCTGATCGTTCCTTGTCTTTTCAGATTGTGTTTACCGGTTGTGAAGACGAAGAAAACCGTGTCAACTCTCCTCACGGTGGAGCGATGTGGGCTCGTATGCCGATTCAATCCCTGGTGGCGGATGAAGTTCTTGATGAATTTCCTCCAAGATGTCCAAATCACTTTGTCCAGCCTTGGGATTGTTCCAGCAGAGAATTTGCAATCATACGCTATGATCGAACCAGCAGTTCTCCTTGGATCACTAAAATAGATGGTGAGTTTTACAATGCTAAATATTATTTTACAATCGACTACACAAACGGTGATGACATGAATGCACTAGGAGATGATGTGGCACAACATAAACAAAGTCATATACTAGCGATTACAAGTGGTGAATTAAAAGGTCAGATCGTAGCACAACCTAACAATAGAGTACGGGTAACAAACCCTGCGTTGTGGGTAACGGGACAAGGCGCACCAGACTTTATACCAAGTCAATATGATTTTTCAGCAGAAGAAGATGAGTCTTATATGGACCCAAATTATACCTTTAATAATTTGTACTCAGATGAAAATTAACATTGATGATAAAAAAATTACTTTAGGTGATTTTGATTTTATTAAAAAATACCCTTACAAAGATTTAGACAGAAATGATGAAGATATAAGAACATACACCGTTGGCAATAAAAAAGTGCCAAGTGTAACCACTATCTTATCTACTACACAAAGCAAAGAAAAAAAAGACGGGTTACGAAAATGGAAAGATAAAGTTGGTGAGAAAGAGGCTGCTCGAATTACTAATGAGGCCGCCACTAGAGGAACTGAGATGCACTACGTAATTGAAAAATATCTTAATGGTCAAGGATATTTAAACTTAACTGATAAAGGTGCTACTGCAAGAAATATGGCACATGTGATATTACAAAACATGTCTGACATAAAAATAGTATACGGAACTGAAGTTCATTTACATTATGAACAACTTTGGGCTGGAACTTGTGATTTAGTTTGCGAAACAGATGGTTTACTAACTATAGGTGATTTTAAACAATCTAACAAAATGAAAAAAGAAGAATGGATTACAGATTATTACTATCAACTAGCTGCTTATTCTTTAGCACACGCTTATCAGTTTGATGATGTAAAAAGATGTATAATTTTAATGTGTACACCTAATTTAGAATTTAAAAAATTTGTAGTAGATGAAAAAATCTTGAATAAATATCAAGATTTATGGATGCTAAAAGTAAAAAACTATTATGATATTGTAGAAAAAAATGTTGAGCTTTGATAAAAATAATTATGTAGTCATTAGAGAGGTTGTTGACAGTAAAATATGTGAATTTGTTTATACTTATTTTAAAAACAAGTCACAGGTTGCAAAATGGATTTGGGAACATAAAAAAACAGACAAAGAATATTGGGGTTATTTTTTTGATGTACAAGCACCAGGTTCATATTCTCATTATGGAGACATAGCTATGGAAACTTTATTAGAGTCATGCGCACCTGTGGTAGAAAAAACTATAAATAAAAAAATATTACCTACATATTCTTATGCAAGATTATATGTAAAAGGTAATATATTAGAACGACATAAAGATAGATTTAGTTGTGAAATATCAACCACTATGAATTTAGGAGGAGATGAATGGGCTATATATATAGAGCCAGATCCCAAAGTTGGTAGTTACATAAAAAAAGAAAATGTCAAAATACATAATGAAGGTAAATTAGAAGATATGATGGTTTATCAAGAAGGTAATACAGAAGGTGTTAAAATAATTTTAAAACCTGGAGATATGATGATATATAAAGGACACTTATGTGAACATTGGCGAGAGAGGTTTGCTGGTAATCTTTGTGGTCAGGTTTTTTTTCATTACAACGATGAAAATACAGAGGGTGCAGATAAAAATAAATTTGATGGAAGACCGTGCTTAGGTGTGCCTAGATCGATGTGTGGTTTGCAACCTTTTTAATTATAGGAATTTAAGCGCCTCTTCTCCTAGCGTTTGAGCGCTAAGTTTTGCTTTACCTTTTAAATTTTCTACTACAAACTCATCAATCGTATCTTTAGCAATCAAGTCTAACACTGTTACCTCTTTAGTCTGTCCGTGTCTGTAAGCTCTATCTTCTGATTGCATACGCACTTCTAAATTAAAACTATTGTTATAGTAAATTACTAAAGTTGCTTTTGTAAGATTTAAACCGTATCCGCCCGTAGTAGGATTGCCTACAAAATATTTTACCTTACTGTTTGTTTGAAAAGCTTTGACATTGTTTTTTCTTTTTTCTACAGACACAGATCCATAAATAGTAACCACACTTTCTTGACCATAAGTTTTTTGTAATTCTTTTTCTATTTGTTCTATGTTGTATACAAAGCTAGACCAGATAATAACTTTGCCATCATGTTCATCTAGTATATGAAACAACTCTTGTAACTTAGGATCTTTTAATTTTATAATCTCACCACTATCTGTTTTCATAAAGCCGTTGCATATCTGTTGTAACTTTATTATTTCAGTAAGTTTATTATTATATGAGACCATATCATCTTCTAAGATAGCTCTACTATATTCTTTGAGTTGATTATAATATTGTCGTTGTTCTTTTGATAATTCAATATATCGTTTTTGATATACCTTAGGTGGTAAATCTAAACACTCTTCTTTTCTTTTGCGATACGAAAAATGTTTTATCTTTTCCTCCAACTCATGCAAATTCTTAAAACCGTTTTCAATCATACGGTAACGATTACCCGGTAAATTTAACCTAAATAATTTTGCATACCGTAATTGAAATGTATAAAAATTATCAAAACCTAATAATCCTTTTTTTAAAAATTCACATTGTGTATATAAATCCATAGGTGATTTTGTAATTGGTGATCCCGTCATAATTCTTCTATACAAAACATTTTGACTAATCTTTAAAATATTTTTTGTTCTCTTAGAACTTCTATTTTTTATTGTCGTAGATTCATCTAATACTAAGGCAGTTTTCATACCATGTTGATGTGTGATTTTTTCTACTCTTCTTGCATACTTGTCATGAGAAAAAGCATCTACATTAATGAGATAATAATTTAAATATTTATCACTTAATTTAAATTCTTTGTCCTTTTTATGTATGTAAGTTTCATAAAACACAGAGGAGTGTTTTTCTAATTCATCAGTCCAACCTCTGTATACAGAATTAGGTGCTACGACAATAACTAAATTTATTTTATCTTCTGTATATAAATAACTCATCGTATCTATAATAACTTTTGTTTTACCAGTACCCATATCCATAAACAAAGCATGATAAAAATCTTTAGCCCCTTGTTTCAAAGCTTCTCTTTGGTGAGACAAGGGTTGCGTCTTATATGCAAATTTATTTTTTATCATGATAAGAACATCTTACATTTTTGTATTGACATTGCAAGACATTTGTTTATTATCATAAGAGAAAGGAGACAATATGGACGTAGAACAACTATCAAAAATCAGCGTCAATACAGATTTGGTAGCTGATATTTCAAAAGAGTGCAACGACCTATTGGAGCTTCAGAAACAAATCGAGAAGAAACAAGCAGAGTTAAAAGAGCTAGAAAAGAAAGAGCGATTGTTATCTGAAGAGACAATACCAAACTTGATGCACCAAGCCGGGGTACTAAGTATAGTAACTTCTGACGGAAACAAAGTTGAGATTAAGAAGTCTTACTTTGCTAGTATAACGGTCAAGAATCGAAAAGAATGTATGCAATGGTTACGAGACAATGAACAAGATCATATCATTGAAAATCAAATCATTACATCATTTGATCGAACCAAGGATAATGAAGCAAAAGCTTTCTTACATGATGTGATGCAAAAATATGACGATCCTATTAATGGAGGTGTTATCGTATCGCATAAAGAAAGTGTGCATGGAAACCGACTAAAGAAGTGGTATAAAGAACGTACCCTTGCCGGTCAAAGTACACCTGCTGATTTATTCGGTACATTTATTAAAAACGAAACTAAAATAATTACAAAGGAGTAATCATGAGTCAAGTAACAACGAAGAAGAAAAATGACGTAGTTCCATTTGATATGGAACAATATGCAGGCATGGGTTTAGAAAATATCGATGCGAGTTCTATAAAATTACCACTATTAAAAATATTATATGCAGAGAATGAAGTCTTAGAGGAGTCAAGTCCTAAATATAATAGTAAAGCAAAACCAGGTGATTTTTATAATGCGATTACGGGAAACGTATACAGTGGTAAAACTGGTATGTTAGTAGTCCCTTGTTATTTTGTGCCAACATGGGTTGAGTGGGAGCCAATGGATAAAACAAATTCTACGGGTAGACCAGTCAATATTTATTATGATAATAAAGTTTTTAACACTACAAAAAAAGACGGCAGTAAAGACTATTTACCAAACGGTAATTATGTAGAAGCATCTGGTAATCATTTTTGTATGATAGTGGATGAAAATTATAATCCTATTGAAAATGTAATTATCATTATGAAGTCCACGCAAAAAACAAAATCTAATGAGTGGAACTCCATGACTAGCGCTCAAAAAATACCTTCCAAAAAAAATCCTGGAACATTTATACAGTTAGCTAGTTTTGCGCAAGTATATAGATTACAGACTACTAAAGAAAAAAATAAAAAAGGGCAAACATGGTGGGGTTATCAAATGAAGTTAGAAAAACTTTTAACTACATCAGAGTATGAAAGTGTTGTACAACAAGGTGCTGAATTTTATAAGTCTGTCAACAACAAAAAAATACTTGGAGATTCTATGGATAATGATGCAGATAGTTCATCTCCAAGTCAGTCATCTAAGAAAGAAGAGGATACTCCTTTCTAATGCACAAAGAACTGTTGTCACTCTTTGAGTGTGACAATACTCGCTACATAACGTCTTCTCTTACGGGGGAAGACGATGAGCGAGGTAAAAAGACTGCAAAGTATCAAACGATACACAGTCCCGTCACAAAAGAGGTGTGGGTAAAACATTTAAAAGGTCAACTGCGTTTAGGTTTAAAACCTGAGATAGATGGACAATGCAAGTGGGCTTGTATAGATATAGACCCCAACAGTTATAAAGATTACTCAGAAAAAAAAGTCGTTGAAATCATAAACACATATAATTTACCCTTAGTGCCAGTTAAATCTAAATCTGGTGGCTTGCATGTGTTTGTGTTTTTTACGGAACACGCACCCGTAGAAAAGGTGGTAAAAAAATTATCAGAAGTAAATGAACAATATTTTTTAGCGCAAGAAATATTCCCATGTAATAAAGCATTAAACATGCCTTACTTTAATATGAACGCATCTATGGAGTTTGCTTTTAATGAAACCGGTACACCTGTTCTTATAGGACAGTTTATAGAGATTGCTAAAAAACGTATGATAACTCCCGCTAACTTTTATAAGTTAGAAGTAAAAGAATATGAAATAGAATCACAGTGGTCTTTGTATCCACCATGTGTGCAAAAATTAATTACAGAAAAGTGGAGTGGTGGTATGCGCCATCAATACTTGTACAATGTTTGTGTGTTAGAAATGAAGAAGAATTCAAACTTAAATTATACAGACTTGCAAGAAATTATTATGCAAAGAAATAAAGAAATATTTACAACACCGTTGCCTATCACTGAAGTATCTAGTTTATCTAAATCTGTACACAAAGGAAGTTACAGTTATCAATGTCCACCCAAACATCCAGAGTTTAATGCTATCTGCAATAAAGAAGTATGTAAAACTAGGAAGCTTGGCATAGCAGAATCTGTACCAGATGTAATTCATGACTTTGAAAACATAGTATACATACAAGATACAAAAAGTATCTGGTGGGAGTTTGATTACAAGGGATCACGAATCACAGTGTCACCAGAAGATATGAAAGATGAAAAAGCTTGGCGAGTAAAACTATTACGACACAAAGTGTATTGGTTGACATTACCAAAACCTAGAAAGGGTCCTAGTCCTTTTGAATTATTAATGAAGAGTATTGTAGAGAGGGCTCAAGAGTCAACGGATCATCAATACATGGATACAGTAGAAGAGGAGCGTTATACAGTATTAAAAGATTTTTTTGAATCACATATAGAACAAGATAAATATGACCGATTAAAAGACGGCTATGTGGTTTTAGATTCTAAGACAAATGTTTGTTATTTTAAAAAACTTACACTCGATAGATTTTTGAAGAAAAACGCATCAAAGACATTTAACACTACTGCTGATGCACTGCGTATGTTAAACTGTAAACGAGTTGATTATAAAGAGGGGGAGAAGAACGTATGGTTTGTAGACATGCCTAATTTTGTAAGTCATCAAGCCATACAGAATAGAACAGATAAAAAGGACGTATCCGAAATGGATGAGGATTACCATGCAAAATTCAAAACACCAGAAGCAAAAAGAAATATATAATAAAACCATAAAGATTTTCGGGCCACCGGGAACTGGTAAAACATATACGTTGGTGGAGAGAATATTAAAAAATTATTTACGCAAAGGTATACATCCAAAAGATATTGCGTTTATATCTTTTACGAACAAAGCAGTTGATACTGCAATCGACAGAGCGTTATCTGCATTTAGTAAATACACACTAGAAGACTTTCAACGATTTAAAACACTACATAAATATTGTAGACGATACTTTGATGAAGAAGTGTTTGATCCTAAAAACTGTATGTTAGATTATGCACTACAAACTAAAATTATTAAAGGTAGTGATAAGCGATTATCTGATGATGGTTTTATGTATAGAGATTGGTCATTAGGCATTTACGATAAAGCAAGGAACATGATGGAAGATCCAGTTCTTACTTATAAAAAAGAATCTTACAAAAAAGATTCTCTGGATATTTTTCTTAGAAAAGTTAGTACCTACGAGCATTATAAAAAAGATAGCTTCATAGATTTTACTGACATGATTGAACGAGCCATTCATGAAGTAAACTTTCCAGAACTAGAAGTATTGATATTAGATGAAGCACAAGATTTTACACCGTTACAATGGTCAGTCATTTATAAAATAGCAGACAATACAAAACGTATTTATTTAGCAGGAGATGATGATCAAGGTATATATAAATGGAACGGTGCTGATCCTAAATATTTCACAACTTACTTTCCAGGTCGCAAAGTTATATTACGAAAGACAAGAAGGTTTGGAAAAAACATACATCACTTTTCACAAATTATACGAAGAGGTATTTTAGATAGTGTAGAAAAAGAATATCACTACGGAGATAAAGAAGGACATGTAAAACGCTATTTAAATTTTCAAGAGATACCGTTTCATAAACTAAAAGGTAGTTGGTATATATTAGGAAGAGTTCACTCTACAGTAAACGAACTAAAAATGGCAGCAAAGAATTTAGGTTTATATTTTTCTGACAACCAAGGCAATAAGTCTTTTGATTCTAAACAATGGGATGCTATTAAGTCTTGGACATCTATATCGAAAGGCAACACGATTACAAAAGACCAAGCAGAAAACATGTATAAGTATTTACGAGACTTAAAACACTATGATTTTAGAACACCAAAATTTTGGAACAACATACCTCTTACACAAAACTTTAACTATGCCGGTTTAGTAGAATGGGCGGGACTAGAGCTTAATGAAGAAGAATCTAAAAAACCTTGGTGGGATATATTAAAAAGAAACTTTCAACCAAAACAGGTTATGTATTTTATTCGTTTGTTAAAACACTATGGTCAAGAAACAATAAACAAGAAACCAAATATTATTATTGATACTATTCATAGTGTAAAGGGTGGTGAAGCTAATCATGTTTGTATTTACTCAAAGACAAATTGGCCTGCGTCATTTAACAAAAAGAATATAGAAGAACGATCTGATGAGAAGCGTGTGTATTATACAGGTGTAACAAGAGCAAAAGAGTCGTTACATATTTTGTCTACTACACATCATTATAACTATCCAATCGGTAGTGATTATTTAATTTTTTTACAAGAAAGGAGAGCATCATGAAATGTTATAATTGTGGCACAGAACTAATATGGGGTGGCGACCATGACTGTGAAGAACATGAAGAACATTTAATAGTAACAAATTTATCTTGTCCAAATTGTAATGCCTTTATTTTAGTATACTGGGGAGACAAAGAAGACAATGAAAATGAAAAAAAAACTCTAACTGAAGGAGGTTTTTATGACGATTTTAATTATGTATACTATTGTTAGTACAATCATAGGATTACAAAATGCAGGAATATTATGAAAGAAAAGAAATGGTTTATTAATTTAAAATTAGAGTTTAATACTAGACCTACAAAAGCTGAGGTAGAGAATAAACTATTTGATTTAATACGAGATGGTTTTACATTAAAAACAAAGGAAGAACATGAAAGAGAAAAACAACTTGTGGGTAAAGGGTGGAAAGCATTACCAAAATTATAAGATACAGCCTTCACAATTTATTAATGACAATAAGTTATTGTTTGCAGAAGGTAATGTGATTAAGTATGTTTGTCGTCATCAAAGTAAAGGTAAAGCTGATGATATTAAAAAAGCAATACATTACTTAGAAATGATATTAGAGAGAGATTATGGGTAAAAGAAGAAAAAAATATCACCATCCTATTTTGTTAATGCCTCTTCCCCCACCTATGTGGGTTGCAGATGAGAAAGGTAAATTACATTTGTCAGACAAAACAAAAAAAGAAATGGAACAAAGAAAAAAAACACAAGAGATGTTATTAAACATATATAAAAAATGAAAAACCGAGGTAGAATCATAAGCAAGACTTGTTTACAGGCACTCAGTGGTCATTTAAACGGGTTTTACAATAAAAAGCCTAGTTTTCTGGGGGTTTGGTGAATAGATTGCAGTTAGTATTTAATTATAAACCTAATTTATGGTCAGCGCCTTCAGAATATAAAGATTTATCTGGAGCAAAAGAGATCGCTATTGATTTAGAAACCAAAGATGAAGGGATCAATCAGGGATTAGGAGCCGGTTGGGCTACAGGTCGAGGAAAGATTGTAGGTTTTGCCGTAGCCGTTGAGGGGTGGCAAGGTTATTACCCTATGGATCATTTCGGTGGTGGTAATTTAATTAAAGAACAAGTCTTACGATACATGAAAGATGTATGCGCTCTACCTTGTCGTAAGATATTTCACAATGCACAGTATGATGTAGGGTGGTTGCAATCGTATGGTATCAAGGTTCATGGGGAAATCGTAGACACTATGATTGCAGGAGCGTTAATTGATGAAAACCGATACTCTTATAAGCTTAACAGTTTAGCTAAAGATTATGTAGGAGAGTTAAAAGCCGAAACCGATTTGATCGAAGCAGCTAAGGCTCATGGAGTAGATCCAAAACAAGAGATGTGGAAGTTGCCTGCCGAACATGTTGGACATTACGCCGAGCAAGATGCAAGACTTACTTATTTATTGTGGCAACGCTTTAAACATGAACTCTACAAACAAAACCTATCTACTATCTGGGAGTTAGAAAAAACATTACTGCCTATCTTATTACAGATGCGACAAAAGGGAGTGCGTGTTGATGTAGAAAAGGCACAGAAACTACAAAAAGATTTTCAGGTGCGTGAGAAAGATACGTTGTATAAAATTAAGCAACTAGCCGGTAAAGATGTTGACATCTGGGCGGCTCGTCAGATCGCTGATGCGTATGATAAATTAGGTATTGAATATCCTAAGACAGAAAAGAGTAAAGAGCCAAGCTTCACGCAACAGTGGTTAATGAACAACGAGTCAGAGATTAGTAAGCTGATCGTACAAGCAAGAGAAATAAATAAGTTCCATAATACCTTTTTATCGAGTATTATGAAATACGAACACCAGGGTCGCATACATGCTGAAATACAACAACTCCGAAACGACTCTGGTGGCACCGTTTCTGGTAGGCTTTCTATGTCAAACCCTAACCTACAACAACTGCCTGCCAGAAACAAAGAGTTCGGCCCTATGATACGAGGGTTGTTTTTACCGGAACAAGGGTGTAAGTGGGGAAGTTTCGACTACAGTCAACAAGAACCAAGACTGGTGGTACATTATGCAAGTAGCATTGGTGAAGGGTATCAAGGTAGTCAAGAGTTAGTAGAAGCGTATGAAAACGCAGATGCAGACTTTCATCAAACAGTAGCTGACATTTGTGGCATTGGTCGTAAAGAAGCAAAGACTATTGGACTTGGCTTGATGTATGGTATGGGTAAGAAGAAACTAGCCACTATGTTAGGATTAGGATATGACGAAGCAAACGCTCTTATTGCAAAATACAATCGCAAAGTACCTTTTGTAAAACTACTATCTGATCGTTGTATGGGTAAAGCAAATGATGAGGGCACAATTAGAACAAAGCTTGGTCGTAAGTGTCGTTTTAATTTATGGGAGCCAAAAGATTTTGGTCTACATACTCCTGAGCAATATGAAAACGCTTCTGCAAAGTATGGTCGTGCTAACATCAAACGTGCTTTTACTTACAAGGCTTTGAACCGATTGATTCAAGGATCAGCCGCCGATCAAACCAAGCAAGCAATCGTATCGTGCTATGAACTGGGTCATTTACCGATTGTGCAAATTCATGATGAATTATGTTTCAACGTCAAAGATAAAAAAGACATACAACAAATACAAACCACTATGCAAGATTGTGTTAAGCTCAATGTTCCCAATGTTGTGGATATCGCATTAGGAAAAGATTTTGGCGAGGCCATGTAAATCTCTTATGATCTTGCAATTGGACTTGACTTATCCCATATATATAGTATTATCATATTATATAACAACTAAATATAAGGAGTACAATGGATATTAAGAAATGGAAAAGTGTTGCAGTTCGAGTAAAAGATTATGATGTTTTAAAAGCTCTATGTGATAAAACATACCGATCTCCCGCTGCCATGATTGGTATGATCGTGGATCAACACGTAGCTGCCGAAGCTAAAAAGGAAAAAATTTCTATAGACAAGTATAAGAAAAACCTATTAAATAGTTAATAAAGGAGTGTGCTATGGGAAGAAAGCCTGATTCACGCATCACGAAGCTAAAAAAGAAAATCCGAAAAATTTTTTCTGACATTAAGAGAAGATTGTTCGGAAGACTTTGTGTGTGTAAAACAAAATAACTTGTCAATACCAAAATCAATGCTATACATATATATAACTGCTTGATGCAGAGAAGCATGAGTCACGAAAAAAATTTAGTAAATCTCTACCAACATGGAGCTTATGAAGAAAAAATACGTGACATTATTCAAGGATCTTGCAGACAAACTTTCGTTTGATGATTACATAACCGTTAGTAATGCTCTTTTAGAGTTACTCTCTACCCATAATGATATTAAAGATATTCTTCAAGCATGCACCACTGCGCAAAAAGTAGATGATATAACGTATGATGTAGACATAGGAGAATTATCCGAAGAGGAATTATCTTATAGACGTAGTGTTCGAGCAAAAATGCTTCGTAGAAAGTTTCGTTTGGTCAAAGGATAACGGATCATGGTGGCTTCTCCGTATCTCTTAAAATCTATGGGATTAAGTTTTTCACGAGAAATATTATATAATAATCCTTCGCCAGAACAACAAATGTGGCGTGCAGTCATTATAAATGCCATTGAAGAAACTATGATTATGCCTAGCGATAGAAAGTCTAGTTTAATAAAAATGAACTCTCACAATTGGATTTTAAATAAATGTAGGGATTTTGTAAGTGTCTGCGACTGGGCTAATGTAAACTCTAGCGAAATATATCATAGTTATAAAACTGCTTGTGTTAATCGTATTGTTGTATTTACCAAGAAGCACGTGGCATGGAAACAGTATGATATCATTTACAAAAATATGATGAAAGAAAGTAATACAAAAGTTAGACTTAAAATAAAAAGAAAAATTCTTTTGTATAGGCGCAGTATTATTGACTCAAAGGATAATTTATTAAGTTTTGTTCTAATACGTCCTATTAATAGTGGATCTCTACCAGAATGTACTAAATCTCTATCGTTATAGAGTAAATCTCTACCAAAATGGTTGAACTATTTATATTTTCCCAAAACTCTACTATATAGTTTCTTACAAACTTTTTTTTAAAAAAATATATTTGTAAGGAAATATTTTAGGAATACTAGGAAAATCCCAGAAATACAGTATGTATAGAAGAATATTACTAGGAAAGTTTTAGGAATAATTCCCAAAAAATAGGAATATATAGTTCCTTATGGACTGGACTCTGCATTTTTTTTTTGAAATTTTTTTTTTTGTATGTAATATATATAGGAAAAATGGGAAAAAAACGTAATCAATTAAAAACTACAAATGAATTAACTGCTCAACAAAGAAAGTTTGTAGACATATTAGTATCTAACTGGGGTAATATTAAGAAAGTAGACGCTTGTTTAGAAGCTGGATATACATCTAAAAAGGGTAAACCTTATGAAATGGCTAGTAAGTTATTAAATCCAGACCTTAATCCTCATATCTGTAGATACTTAGAAAAAAGATTGCAAAGAGAAACTGAGAAGTATGAGAAAGATAAATTAAAAAGATATAAAACTTTTGAAAGATTAAGAGATGGTGCTGAACAAAAAGGTCAATTTACGGCTTCTATCAATGCAGAATATAGAGCAGGACAAATGGCAGGAATGTTTATAGATAAAAAAGAGATCACTCATTCTAGTTTAGAGGGTATGAGTAGAGAAGACCTTGAAACTAGATTAAAAGAATTAGAAAGAAAAATAGGAGAGGGGTCTAATATAATTGACATTACCCCAGAAAATGCTTAATATTGTGATAAGACTAAATATTAATTTAGTCCTTTCTGTTTAAAGTCTGGGTTTAATCCACCCAGACTTTTTTTATAGTTCACAACCAAACAACCAAGCTAAGATTAAAACTATGATAATAACGATTAAAATTAGTTTCATTGTTTTGTCCCCTCGTATGTTATGAGTTCTAATTTACCTAAAACTTCTTGCCAATACTTAATTGCTTTTTTGTCTGTGTCTGGTGGAAAGTTGGCAATTAACTCTTTTACTCTATCTATTCTTCTTTCTGTAATTATTAATTTTATTTTTTCTTCATCTATGTCCATAAAGCTACACATTTTTAATCTCCCTATTAATTTTTTGCAATACTTCACCTAAATTATTACTTTTAAGTTCACAAAGTAATTTTATACTATCGTCAGCTACAGAAAAATCTTGTTCTATCCATTCCTTTTCTTGCTCCTTCCAATCTTTAACATCTTCATCTGTACCAAAAGATATAGTATATTTGTTATTTTCGTAAACTTTTCTAATATATATTTTACTCATTTATTTCTCCTTGAAAAATATGATATTTTGATATTTGTTCTTGAATAAAATTTATTTCTTTTTTATATATAGAATGATCTTTAGAAATAGGTTCTTTGTTATCATTAGTCCATATAGATACTTCGCCTTCCTCTATCTCCCACCATATTGGATATAAACTATTTGTCATTTTTCATATTCTCCAATTCTTCCACATAAAATGGATCTAAATATTCTTCTAATATTGTTATTTGTTTTTGTATGTGTTCTAAATCTTTTTTAGTTACAGATTCAACATCATCTAGACAACACGCTATAGATACACTAGCTTCTCTTAGCGCTTTAAATATTTCATTATATTGGTCTAACATTTTTTTTCTCCTCCTTCATCAAATCCGTTATCTTCCCCATAATTATCTGGACAACAATCCTCACAATAGATGTTAAAACCTTGTATAAAACCTACAAAGGCATTAGTCATTTCTCCACAATTGTCACATACTCTGTCATAGATTGTGTCATCATAGTGATCTTTATTTTGGTATGACATTTTTTTTCTCCTCCTCTGATTCTGGGTAGATACCTACATCAGATAAAAATATGTCTACTGCATCTAAGATATCATTAAATATATCTTGTCCTTCTTCAGTATAACTTGAGTTACCCTCCACATCATAATGTACATATCTTTTATATTCTTTACCCAATTTTTTTTGCATTAAGTTATCTGCTAATTCAGAATAATATTCTATGTATTCTTCTTGACTTAAATAAGTATTATTAGAAATCATTTGTTTTCACTCCCACCACTAATAAAGTTAAACGATCAGTTATATGTTCTTTATCAAACACTTGACATACTTGATGCCAATCTTCAGACATCTCAAAGTCACTACTATATAAATCCAAAAATTTTGCTTCTGGTATAACTTCCCAAACTTTCTTTTCTAATTCTTTTTGTTGTTCAGTAGTCAATGACCATTTGGATTTATTGTTATCTTTTAATTCTTGATAATGCTTTTGGATCATATCAAGTGCTACACACATACCATAAAATTCTGCTTTGCTATGACTATCATTTGGTGCGTCCCAATTGTCTTTAATATCAGAACACACGTTTTTTAAACTATCTAATGTTATATCCATTATTTAACCCTTTCTATTTTAATGTTAATATTTGGTTGCTCTTCTTTTCTCTCTTCTAAATAATATTGTGCGTCTTCTTTTGAATATATGCCGTCAGCTACCCACCCTTTATCTGTCAGCAACATCAAAGCATATTTACCTTTAAAGATACCACCTAAACCATTCTCCCAAGCTTCTCCTACGATCCACCCAGTCATATTTAATAGTTCTTGCAGTTTAGGTGCTAACTCAGTTTCATAATCAGACTCATCTGCTAGTCGTCTAGATAACTCACCTATAAACTCTCTAAAACATTCACTTCTATCCATTATATTTTTCCTCTATGTTTTTAAGTTCTTCTGTGTAATCCACTAACTCATCTATTGTATATCTCTTGGTAGCATCATCTCCCACTAATGCTTCAGCTAATTGCTCATAATTAGTGCTGTGATTATTTTCAAGAATTTCTAAGAGATCGCCATACATTGCATTACCACTATCGTATCCTCGATTATAATAATGTTGTACTATGTTTTTATGTTTATGGGCGTGTCCACCTCTATCTCTAATTCCATAAGCTAGAGCATCAAACACCCCATCTTTAAACGCATTTATTATTTCATCAATTTTCATTTGTATCCTCCCTCATATCTAATACATCTGATTTTAATTGCTCTGGTTCATACTCACCATTCGCTATTTCACATAAAACTTCTAGCACAAATTGTTTAGGATAATCTCCTCTCTTATCTGTACCTATCCATAGTTCCATATCTTCTTCAGTTACTCGCATTGTCCTCCTCCTCTACATTAATTATTTCTGATGATTCTGTTTCTGATATTTCTTCTTCGCCGTTAGTATAATTAGCAATAGCTTCCTCTTTACTATTTGCCATTACACTCCATACCTCAGTTACTTCTTTTGCAATTGTTACTTTATAATATTTCATTTTGTCCTCTTAATCTGGATTATGTAAATTCTGCCAGACATCAAAAGCAATATTAAACTTTTTCAATACCTTTGCTTCTGCATCTGTAATATCGTTAACTTCATATACTTTGACTATTCTATTTCCATTAGCCATTTCTAAAAAAGCGTTTTCAGTATCCCAAGTATCGTCCTCATCTATACCATAAACTTCTGTAATCATTTCTTTGTCAGTCCAATCATCTGACATATTAGTGAAGATCGCATATTGGTTGTCTGTAAACTCTCCGTTAGCTATCTCAAATGTTACTAATTTACTTTGCATTGTTACCTCGCTTTTTTTGTAATCCTAGTTCTATATTTTCTCTATTTTCTAAATGCGCCATAATACTATTCATTATTAACAACTGCGCTTGATTTGGATTAGGCGCAGTATCATACGCCAATTCTGTTACTGTAAATATTGCACTATAAATAATGTTAGGCACTTCAACCTCGTATCGTATTTCTTCCATTAGACTAAGAAGTTTATCTCGTACAATATTGACTTGTTCTTCCGTAGACAATTTTTTGTATTTAAATTTATCTTTTTTCATTTTTCACCTCCAATCATCTGGTGTTGGTGTTCCAAAATCTGGTTCATTAAATTGCTTGAGTAATTCTTTACAATGATCTTTACCCATAGACCCAAATTTAGTTTCCACATAAGCTAATGCTTGATCATTAGTTAAACCCTCTGAATCTAAACAATCATAAAAATACTCTTCTACTTCCATTAAAAAACTTTTCATTTTAGCCATTGTTTTTCCCCTCTGATAATATTTTATCTTCTAAATCTCTTAAAAAAATTAATACATCTCCTATGCAATCTCCTATAGTATAATCTGTGCCTTCGTTGTCTTTAGGATAATTTTGTATTCTTTCTGGCACACCTTTTTGTATATCTACCATATCGCAAATTGCATTTTGTAAATCATTTAAGTTAACCATTGTTTTCCTCCTTAAATAAATCAGCTTGTTGATTAATATATCGATCTAATTCTTCTGCATCAGTTTTATCAATTTCGTGTAGGTCAGTAATTACCTTATCCATATCTAAAACGATTTGTTGTATTTGACCAAGTTCTATAACTTGAGATACCTCTGTGCATTGTTGTTTAAGTCTGTTCAAACTTTTTTGAACACCTACACTTTTATCCCAATACTTAATGTACATTTCTAATCTTTTTATTGTGTTTGATGGTGTCATTTAACAACCCTCCAATTCTGTTACTAATGGTCTTATCTTTTGTCTTAACTCCCAATCTTCAATATGGATACAAATCTGCTTCCAAGTTTTAGGTCTGCTTTGATCAGTACAGGTCTTTTCATACTCAGATTCAAACTCTTCTTCAGTCAATCCGTCCCAAGCTATTTCTTCGCCATATATTTCAGCACCTTCCCAATTCTGCATATTTTTAATTACAAGTTTTGAACTACCCTTGTAATTATTTCTGTATGCTTCTGCTTCTTTTCTACTTTTAAAATCTTTACCTTCCCAAACCATATAATAACTATTTGGATCGGTTTCTTTTAACTTCTTAGATTGAGTAACATCTAATAAACCCCAATTACCAGAATAATCAAATTTTATGATCATACCGAGATTGCCGTTTAAAACTTCTGAAGCCTTACCATAACAACTGATGGTAGTGCCGTCCTTCTTTTTATAAATGTAATCTGCTGACATTATTATTCTCCTATTGATTTTGTGTTATCATCTATCATTTGTTCTTTAGCAAGTTCTTCTAATTGATCTAAAATGGCATCTTGTAATTCCCAAGAGTAAGGCTTATCTTCTTCAGCACCATTTTCTTTTTGTTCTGTGATGCCACCAGATAAAGGAATTTTACAAACGCCATCTTTTTCAAATTCATTTAGAATAGCGTCAGTTAATAAGATCGCTAAATCTAAATTACATCTAACTTTATAAGTTGTAAGTTTTTTATGTCTAATTTTTTTACGCACTATTCTTCTCCCTTATAATGTTTTTTCCAATCTCTTCCATACTTCTTAAATAACTCATATTTTTTATCAGTCATTTCACTAGGCTTTGCACCTCCAAATAAAGAGGATAACTTTTTTTTGAAAAAGACTAATTCTTCTTTTTTCTTACTAACCATAATAAACACCTTTCTGTTTTAATTTATCTTATGATCATAATAATCAATAAAACAAAAAAACACAATAACTATTTTAAATAAATCTTATTATTTTCTATTTTCATAAGCCGTTTAAATGGCTCAGTTTGATTTTAGAGGTAGTCTAGTACCTTGATTTTTAAAATAGAACATTTATTATTTGGTTATGAAAGAAAGTGCATTATGGAAAAAACTTAACCAATTGGCTAAGAAAAATAAATGGCATCTTACTCGTATTGAAAGTAGTACTGGAGTACGAGGAATTCCAGACGTTTACTGTATGATAGAAGGTCATTCTTTTTGGTTAGAATTAAAGTCTAAATTGGGTAAGAATTGTGGTTTATCAAACTATCAAATTAATTGGCATTTAAAACATATACGTTCTGGTGGTAAAGTTTTTATCTTGGTTGCAAGTACCTCGCAGAGTGGCTTCGAAATTCTCAAGATCAATGACCCAATGACCAAAACTCTACCAGATAGTGAATCTCTACCAGATAGTGAATCTCTACCAGATAGTGAATCTCT